GCCCCTTTCTATTATGGAGAATACCGATGAGCAAAACTGAAAAAGTCATGTTTGAAAAGTCGCTTATTGGCCAGGAAGTTTCCTGGACCGATAGCGATGGTGAAAATATTGGTATCGTAGTTGAACTGGGAGAAGACGAAGGTCTTTATATTCAGAAGTGCATGGAACTTGAGGGCATGGAAGTGACAAACGATGTTTGCTTTATCCCGGTTGAAGATGTAAAACTTCGCACTTTTGTTGTTGCTGAGAAAATGGAAGGCGACTTTAGTGATGGCGCCATCGTTTCCTGGGATACAACTAATGGCACCTATTATGGAGATATCCAGGCGAGTTCAACAGAGGGCGCCGTTCGTGGCGAGCCACAGGGACTTGAAATTGATGGAACCCCAGAGCGTCCTGCCTATGTTGTTCGTGTCTGGCAAGAGGGTGATGCTGAATGGGAGCCAACTAATGTTACTATTGTTGCATATGGCGACCACCTAAAAGTGGAAGACCAGATGCCACAGTCTCAGGAAAATGATACGCAAGAACCAAAACCAGAAGATGTCCCGTCAGAAGAGACGATGCCATCAAGAGCACCGAAAGGTGGAGGAAAGAAAAACATGGACGCACAAGCAATTGCCGAATTAGTAGCACGCGAAGTCGCTAAGGCTATTAACGCAGTTACAGAAGAAGAGAAAGCCATTATGCCAGTTGCTGCTCCTGAAGCAGAAGTGGAAAATGAGACTCCGCTTGTTAGCGCACTTGAAGACTTGATGTCAAACTCGGTTGTTCTTTATTTTGTTGCACACCGTGCACACTGGAATGTAACTGGTCAAGACTTTAGCGAATATCATGGTCTATTTGAATCAATCTACTCAGATGTCTATGGAGCGATTGACCCACTTGCAGAGAACATTCGTAAAATGGGAGAATTCCCAGAATCACTTGCAGAAATGATTTCAGAAGCAGCAATTGCCGATGATTCAATGACTACAGATGCAAAGGCTCTTGCCGCTGATTTGTTGATTAAGAATGCAGCAGTACTTGCGATGTTCAAAGCAGCATTTGATGTTGCCACTGCAGCAAATGAGCAGGGCATTGCAAACTTCCTTGCAGAGCGCATTGACTCACATGAAAAGTGGGACTGGCAGTTGAAGGCGTCAATCGGCGTAGGCGAAGTAGTTCCTTCTGACGAAGCAATGAAATCAGTTGACGCAATTGAAGAAGTCAAGAGCGATGATGCTCCAGCAGCAGAAGAAACAGTTGCAGAGGCCGCGACAGAAGAAGCCGCAGAAGCCGCCGTTGAGGCTGTAACCGAAGAGGCTGTAACAGAAGAGGTAGTTGAAGAGAAGTCATTCATTTCATTTGATGAACTTAAGGAATTCCACGACCTTATTAAAGTGCTATAGTATTCACGGGCTCTAATAATGCCCGTGGAGGACTTGTGGACATCGGCAAAGAAATTGCAAAGGTTCAACGCGATACCAGCAATGGTAAAGTGGAAAAACTTTTATGCATCCTGAGCAAGGAAGATACTAAATCATTAATTGAAGCGATGAATGATTTAGGTATTTCAAGCAGGGTTATTTCTAGGGTTTTGCAAAACAGGGGTCATACTATTGGTCGCTCTGCAGTTGATAGTTGGCGTCATATAAATGTTCCAAATTTTCATACAAGAAGTAATAACTTCATAGGGGATAAATAGTGTCACTCTCATCCGATTTGCAATTTGCGGTTAAGAAAAATTCTCCAGAGTGGCCAGTTGTAAAACAGGGTCCAGCAATTAAAATTCCAGCAACAGAACATGTAAAAAAAGAGAAATCACAGTTCAAAACATGCGTAGTTTTACCAGATATGCAGTGTGGTTACTTTAGGGATGTGAGCGGAAATTTTGTTGCTATTCACGATGAAGTTGCAATTAATTTAGCAATTGAATTTATTAAAGAAACCAAGCCCGATGTAGTCGCAATGAACGGTGACAATGCTGACTTTGCAGAATTTGGCAAGTATCGCCTAACACCCGCATATCAATTGACAACACAAAAAACAATTGATTACCTAACCACACTCATGGCACGTCTACGCGCAGCATCGCCACTTGCCGAAATTGTTTGGCTTGAAGGAAACCACGAAGCGAGATTGGGAAATTATATTCTTGATAATGCAAACGCAGCATTTGGATTAAAGCGCGGAAATATTCCAGACTCATGGCCAGTGATGTCACTTCCATACTTATGCAGGTTTGATGATTTTAATATTAAGTATCTCCCTGGGTATCCAGCATCAACATATTGGGTAAATCGCAAGTTGAGAATTATCCACGGACACAAAGTCGCATCTGGCGGAAGCACTGCTCACAAATACTTGGCCACAGAAAAGACCTCAGTCCTTTACGGGCACATACATCGTCGCGAATGGGCCGAACGAACCCGCCAAGACTGGGATGAAGACAAAACTATCCTTGCCGCATCAGCAGGCTGCCTTGCTCGCGTGGATGGGGTCGTGCCATCCGTTAAAGGCGGGACCGATTTGGACGGACGGCCAATTCCGTGTACGGAAGATTGGCAACAAGGAATTGCTGTTGTGCATTACGTTGCTGGAGACGGACCATTCCATCTTGAATTGGTGCCAATACATAGTGGCTCAATGTTTTATCGTGGAAAAATATATAAGGCTGAAAAGAAAAAAAAGTGAGTGATGAGGCAAATTCTTTAGAAAACGAGATGGGGTTTCGTTTTCCAATGATTACCATTTCAGTATCTTACGATGACCTCAATGAGCCAATCCATGTTGACCTTGGTTCGGTCCCACCGTTTATGGCCGTGTCGGTGATGGAAAAAGTTTTAGAAATGTTAAAACCCCTTGTGATTGGTCCAAAAATTACCTTTCAGGGAATAACCCTTGCAGAACCCATATTTAGCAGCGAAATTGGGTTTCAGCAATTCCTAAACCAATTTGACACAGATGAAGAAGATGAAGGAAATCAATAAATAATATTGGACCCTGCTTGACATTGTAGTAAATAACAAGCACAATAATACATACGAGGTGCTTACCTTGTATCCATAGTTCCACTATTACTCAGAAGGAGTACAAATATCATGGCTTATGACAGCCGTTTAAAGGAACTCAAGTCAGCACTTCGTGAAGTACTTGCAGACAACGACAAAATCGTTGAACATGCAGATACAAACCGCGAAGAAGGCGGACCTGACGTTCAAGTAGAAGCAAAGCATGCAAATGCATTCCGTTCAAACCTCACCAAGGCACGCGAAATTCGTTCCGAGATTGAGGCTCTTGAGGGCATCTCCGAAGTCCGCGCATGGGCTGAGGGTATGTCTGCACCAGTAGCGACAACCCCATCGGGTTTGATTGTGCCACAAGCCAAGTCACTTGGCCAGGCATTTCTTGAATCAGATGAGTACAAGTCAATCGCTGGCGGCAAGGGTGGATACACCATGCAAGTTCCATACCAAGTCAAGGGTTCATTCGCTAACTGGTCACAGAAGGACATTTACACAGCGTTGCCATCAGGCACACCTGGTAACTTCGTAACACCACAGCGCGAAGGCATCATTGAGCGAGCAAAGCGCGTAACACGCGTGCGTGACTTGTTTGAAGTACAGCAGACGACCTCTAACATGATTGAGTTCTTCCGCGTAACTGGCTTCACCAACAACGCATCAACTGTTGCAGAGCGCAACGACGGTAACAACGCCTTCGGTGTTAAGCCACAGTCAGCAATGACTGTAACTGGTGCTCAGGCTCCAGTTCGCACAATTGCTCACTACGAAGTTGCTCACCGCAACGTGTTGGACGATGAGCCAACCCTTCGTGGCGTAATTGACAACGAACTGATGTACGGCTTGCGCCTGACAGAAGATGACCAAATCCTTAACGGTGATGGCATCGGTCAGAACTTGCTCGGTATCCGTTCCAATGGCGACATCCAGACCTACAACTGGTCAGATGGTCCATTGGCTAGCGACACCCGCATTGATGCAATCCGTCGTGGTATCACCAAGTCACTCTTGGCCTACTACGAGCCATCGGGCATGATTGTTCACCCGAACGACATGGAACTCATTGAGACCACAAAAGATGACATCAACAACTACTTGATGGTGATGTCGGTCGCAATGGGCGCAGAAGCACGCCTGTGGCGCTTGCCAATGGTAAGCACTCCAGCAATCACAGAGGGCAAAGTATTGCTCGGTTCCTTCGGAATCGGCGCAACCCTCTATGACCGCATGGAAGGCAACATCCGCGTTTCCGAGCAGCACAGCGACTTCTTTGTTCGCAACGCAATTGCAATTCTCGCTGAAGAGCGTCTTGCACTTGCCGTTAAGCGTCCAGAGTCCTTCGTTGAAGTCTCGCTTGATAGCGCACCAGAGGCGTAATAACCAACTGGTAGGCATTTAAAGCCCCGCTCAGCCCTTAAAACGGGATGGGCGGGGCTTTTGCCTTTGTGAGGCACAATGGAAAATAACAATTTTAATTTTAGGTACATTTCAAAGTACGAACATTTTAATGCCCTTAAGGATTTAGTGCTTAAATTGGGCGATGAGGATTGGAGGTATTTTAAAGATAGGAATACAATCGCAAGCCAGAATACCTACACAATGCCAATTATTTATCCTCCAAAATCAATCTTTTCAGAGCAATCCCATAGGCACACAGATATGTTTTCTGGACACATAAACTTGATTGAGAGTCAGTTATCTGCAACAGTAAAACGTGCAATATTGACAAATCTTCCATCGGGAAATTCAATAAGCAGGCATAAAGACACGGGAGATTTTTTAAATAAACATAGTAGGGTTCACCTGCCAATTGTCACTAATGAATTTTGTACTTTTACAGTCGGCGACGAAATTGAGCATATACCAGAAGGTCAGTTCTGGGAAATAAACAATACTGGGAAATACCATAGCGTGGTTAATGATGGGGATTTTGACCGAATACACCTAATTGTAGATATCGCTTAAACCGCTTATTTTTGTGTTACTATCTACACATGTCACAAATCGTGGTAGTCGCACCTCGCGATATTTTTGAAAATGTTGAAGGCAAAAACGTACGGGTTGTTCGCAAGGGCGAACGAATCTCCGTTGAAGATGCCATGAAGTACAAGGTCATGCCGATTTCGGTTAATGACCCGTTCGCAACAGAAACAAAATAACTTGCAGGATATACCAGGCCATGATGGTTTTGGCCTTGGTGGAGAGGTGGATTTTGCACGCGCTTGGGAGGAAGAGCAACCGTTCCTCTACTTAAAAAATCTTTTATACGAAGCAGCGTATAACGATGATGATTTTAAGTTTGATTACCCATATGAATCAATCTTCAATAGGGTTGTTTCTGTCGGGATGATAAAAGAGGCTCATTATAGAGATGCAATAGTAGAGATACGCTATTCCTGGGAGCCACTAGATAGCGACAACGTTATGATGCACTCGTGCCGCGGATTAGTTATTCACCCAGCAATATTGATTGATGGGACTGATGCTGGGTTCATTTTGGAACTTAGCGAAGCGGATAATTTGGCTGTATGCGCCTTTAGATATAGGGATATCTTTTGGATTGTTCCAGTCGGAGACTAAAACACCCTCTGCGATTAATGGTGTAATGTGTTTTTATGGCAATTCTGAACTACACCGACCTTGAACGATTTATGAATCGCACTTTTTCAGAAGGTGAGGCACAGGCTGCAGCAACTATTATCAATGCCCTTGAATCGGAACTTTCTGGGATGCTAAATAGGCCAATCCAGCCAGTTCGCATAACAGAGGAGCGCCATGTTTTGCAACCTGGCCAAAGACAAATTTTCTTGCGGAAAGCCCCAGTGCGTACAATTATTTCTTTTTCAATAGGTTTAGAAAATCAGATGGTCGGGCAGAATATTCCAGATTACGATATTTACCCATGGGGCATTGACAACCTTTACGTCTCTGGGATGGGTTATATTGCAAAAATCACATACGACGCTGGAATGCTTGATACGGATAGTGCCGCCCTTGAGCGAGTAGTTTTGTTTGCCTCAGCCAGGGAAATGAGCAAGGTGCTAATTGATGCTCAGGGACTTGAGAGATTGAAGGTTGAAGGAACAGATTACTTTTTTGAGCACGCTGGTGCTGGTGGATTCACTGATGCAGAAATGAAAAGTATGCAAAGGTACAAACGACGAGTTATAAATTAAACCATGAGAGCGGCGTATCAAGATATCATCGTCCGCACAAAATCAGCGGGGGCAACAGACGCTGAGGGTGTGTGGACTCCGACTATAACGGACACCCACTACCGCGGCTCGTTCCATCAAAAATTTACTGAAGAAGCACAGCCAAACGAAGTTGGTAAATATGGGGAACGAAGACTATTGGTAATCAGGCTTCCAATTACCGCAACTGTTAAGAGCAACGATTTAATTGTCCTTGAAGGATACAACTATGCAGTTGATGGCGTATATGTAATTGAGGGTTTATCTTTTACAAAAACACATTTAAAACTTGACGTACGAAGGACTCTTTTCAATGAGTAATAATATCGGAATTGAAAGAGCAATTAAAGAATTAGACAAAAGGGTACAGGCTGCTATTTGGGCTGGAGTAAAATCAATGACTATTTCCGCTGGAGAACTTGCAGAAATGGGGGACGCCGAACTGCATCGCAGCATTGACCATATCGGAACTTATAAACCATATATTGATACATATGGAAACCCACGAGTTTCAAGCCACCCAGGCGAACCACCATCATCACGGCCAGGTAACCCATTGGACCAGAATATTTATCACCGCCATGTTTCTTCAAGGGGTTCAAACCCAGCAGTTGCAGAATTTGGCGTAAATGGAGAAATTGCCCATGAGTTAGAATTTGGTACCCCCAAAATGCAACCCCGCCCATTTGTTAGACCAGCAAAAAAATATGTTGCCTCAAAAGCGCGCGGTGTCGTCGCATTCAATTTTATTAGTGCAATTCGCAAATCATTTATTAAATCAAGTTCAAGAGTTATTGTTGTGAGGCTTTAGATGTCTGCATTATCAGTAGGAGGTGCAATCCGTCAACTTTTGGTAGATGCAAATTTGCCTGGGGTAACTGCTATCTATCGTGACTTTGGTCCCCCAAACGCAGAAAAACCCTATATTACATATTGGGACGAATTGCGCAATATGCCCCAATTGACTGGTGGCGGAGTTGTCCGTGGTAGGTTGCGCGAAGTCCAAGTTGATATCTGGCAAGATAAAACGCATGAAAATTTTGATTTAGGTAATCTTGTTGTCGCTGCACTTGACGGTGTTAAAAAGATTGATGCAACTAATTATGTATACCAGATTCGGGTATCTGACATTCAGCGTCTGGTATCATCTCAGGACAACCTAATCCATCACGCAATTTCCCTAGAAGTATATACAAAGGCTTAACTATGTCATTTACACCGATTACCGTAACTGGAACATATCTGTTGCCTGGTGGACTTCCAGCAAGTGGCTCAATTACATTCCAGGCAACTGCAGAAATGCGCGGCCCTGCTACAAATACTATTATTTTACCTCATCAGGTAAGCGTTATTCTGGATGAATTTGGCTCATTTAGCACAATGCTCTACGCTACAAATGATGTCGGTGTAGTTCCTACTGGCGTAACATACGAGGTCAATGAGCGCCTAAATGGCACTGCGTGGAGTAAGTATTTCATCTCAATTGACAAAGAGTCCATTGATGGCATTTTTGACCTTGCCGACGTCATACCAAATGAACAGCCAATTACGACATATAACTATGCCACAAAAGAATATGTGGATACCCATTCTGGTGGGCTGGCACCATTCATTACGACAGAAGAAATAACAGCCACAACCATTCAGGGGGCAATTGAGCAAGTCCGTGAACTGTCAAGGTATGTGCACAATCAGCCAACTGCTTCTACAAACTGGGCAATTACACATAATTTAAAAATGTACCCATCTGTAACAGTGGTTGATAGTGGCGGAACTCACGTCATGGGTGAAGTTACATATAATACCCTGAATACTGCCACAGTGGCATTCACCAGCCCATTTTCTGGCAAAGCATACCTTTCCTAGCAGTGCCTCGCACACTTTGAGCAAAAAATAGCCTATTCTGTGGGAAGTATTTAGCCCGCCGTGGAGGTCGTAATGAGGTTTGTAACAAATTTAAATCTTAATCAGAATCAACTGATTAACGGTACCTTTGAGGTCCTTGCCAGCGACCCAAACACAGGCAATTTTGATGGCCGCCTTATCTTTAATAGTACCGAAGGGACTATCAAGGTCTATGATAACACCCTTGGTGGTTGGCGTAAAATGCTCACTGGCATTAATTCTGGTGGGGCAAACTCAAGTTCACTAACAATTAACGAGTCAAATGGCGTAGTAACAATCACACCAAACCTTGCCACTTCGGCAAGCGCTGGCTTGATGTCAGCATCAGACTTCTCAAAACTTTCCGATGCAACGGACGCTGCGACCGCTTCAAAACTTGTACTTCGTGACGCAAGTAGCCAGGCAAAGTTTGGTACACCAACTGAAGCAACGCACGCAGCGACCAAGGGATACGTTGACTCTGTCCGTTCTGGACTTGATGTTAAGCAGTCAGTTCGTGCTGCCACAACAGAAACCGTAAACCTTGCAACAGAACTCGTAGTTGGAAGTATTATTGACGAGGTCACGCTTGCTCTCGGTGACAGAATCTTGGTAAAAGACCAGGGTGCTGGTGGAGCAGCACATGTAGATAACGGAATTTA